TTTCGAAAGAGAGTATCTTACAAAATCGCTTTAGACGTATAAAATGAATACGACTGCGAACACCAACAACAGTGAAGGGTTCCAAGGTGAGCCGGGCGGGATGTTTCGCGTCCGGCTGCTTGGTGAGGAGCCCGTAGAACCAGTTTACCGACCCACCAGCGAGGAGGTGGGGGAGAGTATTCTGACGAAAGCCTTGCGTAAGCTAGCTTTCTGGACTGGACTCATGGTTTTGGCTGCTCTTTCTATAGTTTCGCTCCTAGTGATAGTCTATCGGTGGTTGGCTCATGGTGCGGCGTGCGTGAGGCGAGCTGTGTTTTCACAGTTCTCCTATATGTACCGCTGGCTTGATGAGTTTTCCCCTAGTCAGACCGAATGGGAGCGGGCGGAGAAGGAGCGGACCTTGCGTGAGAGGTTCGGAGAGATGTGGTCGCAGGCGGTCGGATTCTACTCTGTGCCCCTGTTTCTATCGGGGATGGACTGGATAGATTGGATTCTGCTGTTGGCGGTGGTAATTTTGACGTTGATCGGTTTGAGGTTAGCGGCCAGGGGGTGCTTCTCCTCAGGAGCGCGTATAGTGCGCTCTTGGAGGGGTGTGCACTATGAGGCCATGCGGCCCGGATCGTTCTTCGTTAAGGGGGACGTACCTGATTGCCAGGTCAGTGTTATGTTGCCAGGCTTGTTGTCCGACTCGCATCAGGGCTACGGCATCAGATATGGGGAGTATCTGATAGTGCCGCGGCATGTTGTGGCGGGGCATCAGGAGTTGATCCTGAGCTCCAAGCGGGCAAAGGTCGCGGTTAACGTGACTTTCGCTCAATCTAGGTTGAACGAGGATCTGGCGTACATGTACGTAGGGCAGAATGCTTTCTCGCAATTGGGAGCAGTCAATGCTAAATTTCCAAAGAAATTTATGTCGACTTATGCCACTTGCACCGGGCTGCCAGGAGCTGTCTCGGCAAGGGTTGCGAAGTCCATCATAAGGGGGAAACTCGTTTTTGATGGATCGACCTTGCCGGGAATGAGCGGGGCTGCCTATATGGCGCAAGGGTTGGTCTTGGGAATTCACCAGGGCCAATCAGGCATGATCAATGTTGGGTTGTCAGCAGACCTGTTTAGAGCTGAGATAAAATATCTCGTTCGGCAGGAATCTGTGACTGGGCATTACGATAGGACCGATGATGATCGCCCCTCAAAATTCCAAGCTAATTGGAATTATGAGGAGATTGAGAAGATGTCGGAGCTGAGGTATTCCCAGGATGACTGGGCATTTGATGCTGCAATTGATTATGAGGAGCAACTTGATTTTGGAGAGTCAATGGTCCGGAAACCTGGTCCGAGGGTTAGGTTGGTTCCTGACGTGGAGGGGGCTTTGAGGGTTGAGGTGGCCGGTCAGAACACGGATGGTAAGTCCGTGAGTTTTGACGCGGTTCAGTCTCATCATCTTGATTTCCTCGACACGCTGAGAGCCGCCAACGTTTTGGAGAGGATTGAGGCGTTGGAGTCTCGTATCAAGCCAAAGGAGCAAGTAGCTCCTAAGGAATCTGCCCCTCCCGCTTTCCCCTGTTCAGAGTGTAGAGCAAGATGCCATACGGAGGAGAAGTTGGCCAACCACATGATGGTACATAAGCAGTATCCTTGTGAGAGTTGTGACAAAGTCTTCACCGGAGAGGCTAAATTGGCCAGGCACTTGCGATCAGCTCATCCGGTACAGCCAGAATCAGCGGTTCCGGAGGACACGGGGAAGTCAGGGCGTCAGGTGAAAATGGAGAAGGTTCCTTTTTTAGGCAAGAAGGCCTCGAACCAGAACAGGAAGAAATCCTTGAGTCTGAATTCGAGTGCCTCGGCTGGGAAGAAAGGATCCCCGTCAGTGGAGGCCAGCCAGTGCTTAATCAGCGAATTCCAAAAGAGTATGCGAGTGCTCTTGAAAGAGTTCGCGGAGACCTTGGCTGGCCAAAATTCGGCCACAATGCGGAATTAATTTCATTGGTTAAGCATTGTAAGTTGCATGAAGGACTTCGCACTGACGGTCCTGTGGGAACTATGAGGCAAGCGGTGTTGGACGCTTCATGTCAAGCATATGAGGCGGCCCGATGGCGCATCCCAAGTGATTTTCTGCAGAGATCCCATTTTGACAGAGTAGTCCAGAACTTAGATTGGACCAGTTCTCCGGGTTATCCGTTCCTGTTAAGAGCTCCGAACAACAAAGTGTTGTTTGGAACTGATGATCAGGGCTGTGTTGACGAAGCGAAGGCTTCGATAATATGGCAGATCGTTCAGGATCGGATATCTGGGAAAGAGAAGGCAGGCTACATTCGCTTGTTTATCAAGCCTGAGGCGCACACAGCCAAGAAGTTGGCTGATGAGCGTTATCGGTTGATATCTTCAGTGAATGTGGTTGATCAGATAGTTGATCATATGCTGTTCGGAGATATGAACGGCACATGTATTGCTAACTGGCCTTTTATACCCAGTAAACCCGGTTGGTCCATTGCGAAGGGCGGGTGGAGATTCATGCCGAGTGAGGTGTGGATGGCCACCGATGCTAGCGCTTGGGACTGGACTGTTCGACCGTGGTTGCTGGAGATGGCTCTGGAGCTGAGGATGTTGCTGTGTGACAACCTCAGTGAACAGTGGTCAACTCTAGCAACCCGCCGCTATAGAGAGTTGTTCACTCAGCCTGAGTTCGTGACGAGTGGAGGTTTGGTGCTTAAGCAGAAAACGCCAGGAGTCATGAAGAGTGGATGTGTGAACACAATTTCTGATAACTCGATCATGCAGTTTATACTGCATGCGCGAGTCTGTCTGGAGCTAGGATTGCCTGTCACGCCTATGTTTAGCATGGGTGATGATCGGCTACAAGTTCCGGTCAGGGATCAGAAGTCTTATGTGGGCCTGACGAGCCAATTCTGTATCTTGAAATCAGTGCAACTCAAGAATGAGTTCGCGGGATTCGAGTTCAGAGGCTCAGTGGTTGACCCAGTGCATAAAGGGAAGCACGCTTTCAACATACTTCATATGGATGATGAGGTTGCTGAGAGCATGGCTAACAGTTATGTACTAAATTACCATCGCTCGCCTTGGCGCAATTGGATGGAACGATTGTTCAATGGAATGGGGATTGAACTAATTCCACGCACAGCGCGTGATGTTATATTTGATGGGTTTTAAATATAACTGAGTCCATGTGTCAAGGTGGTTGTTGAGGTGACAG